ACGCTCATCAGCGAAATCATCAAGCAGCTGCTGAAGAAGTGGTGGGCGAACCACGAGGAAATGACGGAGTTGTGCCGATGACAGACGCTGCGAAAGAAACAATGCTTTCCGTTCTTGAGAAATACGGATTCCCTGTTGTGGTGAGCCTCGCCCTTGGATTCTTTCTGCGCGAGGACGTTGTGAAACCACTTGTTTCAGAGCATGCAGAGTTCCTTAGAAACATTGCTGAGACGCAGCGAGAGATTGCTAAGGCCGTGAGCGAGCAGGCACGGCTGCTTTACGCCCTCCAGCCTCGAGCAGCAGAGGACGCCCCATGAGCATGTCACCACGTTTGATGAGGCCACGAGCGAGCGGGTTCAACGTCAAAGCGTTGAGTGGCCTTGTCTACTGGCTGGACGCATCGCAGTCTTCGACAATCACTATCGGGACTGGCGTCAGCGAGTGGAGAGACGCGGCAGGCGGCTCAATCAAGGCCACGCAGGCAACTGGAAACAATCAGCCGGCGTACCAAACGGCGGCTCAAAACGGAAAGAACGCTATCTACTGTGATGGCATCAACGACGGATTCGTCGTAGGCGACCTGTCAGCAAGATTCCCTTCTGCCGCCACGGCAATCTTTGCATTTAAGCCCGACACGGATACCGATTACAGCATCTACACCACCAGCAACAACTCTGCCTTTTGGGCGTACCCGACTGCCCGTACGTATATCGGCGCGTTCAAGACCACGCGATTCGATAACGTGGCATCGCCGTTGATTCCAACCTCGTCTAGTGCTGTGGTTGCAATCACTTCTTCAGCCGCTGCTTATCGCGTATACGTTAGCAACACGCTTGCCCATGACGTGGCCGCAGACTATGCGGCAGGAACCAATCATCGGATTGGATTCAATGACCTTGGCACCTACTACAAGGGCTGGCTGTACGAAGCCATCTTCTCGTCATCTGAGTTGCCTGTATCAACCATCACTGCTGCTACCAACTACCTGCGTTCAAAGTGGGGCATCTAATGAGGTTCTTACGCTGCCTTGCTGGTGATGAAGCATATGAGCAGATCCGCACCACACTTGATGCGGCGTGGGGGCACCCAAACGCAGAGACGAAAACACAGACGTGCATTGACCCGGCGAGCGTTGCCCCGCGAGACACGCAGGGACGCATCATGCTCGCAACGTCAGAGGCATTCTGCGAGTACGAGGCAGCGGCTCAGATGCTGCCATTGCTCATCAGCGGCGGAACGATTGAAGAGATTGACGCAGCGACGTATCTGCAAGAGTTGCCGCAGATTCCCGTACAGTAACCACACCCAGGAGCCACCCATGGCCGACAACATTCTGAGCCGGAAGAACCGAGACATTGACATCACGCTGGCCACGGCCACCGCATCGGCTACCACGCTGGACATGCGTGACGTTGCTGGTGCTGTTGTGTCGTTTGGCACCATGAGCACCAACGCTAGCACGCTCCAGATGTGGGTAGGAACCAGCACGGCCGGCACCTTCCGCCGACTCTACAAATCAGATGGCAGCGTGGCAGACCTCACGCTCTCTGCCTCGAGCACGGACGGGCGAGCGTATGCCCTGCCCGATGAAGTCTTTGGCACTGAGTACCTCAAGATCGTCTCGGCCACGACCAACAGCACAGGCACCGCTGGTGTCGTGATGCTCAAGAGCTGACGTGCCCACTAAAATCCCCAGCCATAGGCCGCTGCGTCTTCGTTCGTCACGCCCAAAGCGAGACGAGAGCGACAGGCCCAACGCGGCAGCCCGTGGCTATTGCTCAGCAGCCCACAAGGCTTGGAGGCAAGCGGTGCTGAACCGATGCCACTGGCAATGCGTTGACTGCGGCCGTGTGGCCTATGGGCGAGACATGCACGCAGACCACGTCCAGCCTGTGAGCGTGGCACCTGAGCGACGGTATGACGTGACGAACGGTGCGGCACGGTGCGTGTCGTGCCACGCGAGGAAGACGAACGACGAGCGACGCGGCGGGGGGGGTGGGTCGAATCGCTACTGGGCAGTCTGAGGAAAACCCGATGTCCCTACTTATGTACGTGGGGCCGAAATTGGGAGTTTGCAACATGGGCAAGGGCCGCAAGCCGACGCCTAAACCGCTACTTAAGCTTCGCGGGACTCGCGTTAGAGGTCCGCACAAGTCTGGAATCGAAGCAGTTCCAGGCATCCCGCCTGCTCCGCACTGGCTCTCTGATCTTGGCCGCGAAGAGTGGGAGCGGATCGTGCCGATGCTCGAGGCGTCCAGAGTAATGAGCCCCAGGCACCAGCAAACGCTGGCCGCTTACTGCGACTCGCTCGCTGACATGATTGAGGCAGACAGGGAGCTCAAGGCCAACGGGGCCACGTTCATGGACGATAAAGGTAGGGTAACCAATCACCCTGCGTGGAACCGCAAACGAGACGCGAGAAACCAGATGCTGAAGTTCGCGGCCGAGTTCGGCCTGACGGCCTCGGCTCTGGCCCGCGTCTCGGCGGCTGAGAATGGCCCGCAAGCAGACGAAGAAGACCGGCTCATGTTCGGCTGAAAAGCCGTGCAAGGTTTGTGCCTCGTGCATCGCAGTGCGGTTCTTTGAGAAGCACCTGACGCACGCCAAGGGCGAGCTCGGCGGCAAGCCGTTTCTGCTGCAGCCGTGGCAGCGTAACTACGTGCGAGCCCTGTTTGCAGAAGAGAACGGCCGCAGGAAGGTGCGCACCAGCCTGCTTGCGTTGCCTCGCAAAAATGGGAAGAGCACGCTTGCTGCTGGAATAGCTTTGCGATGCCTACTAGAGCCTGAGCCCGGTTGCGAAGTGTACTCCTGTGCTGCCTCAAGGGATCAGGCTAGGTTGGTCTTCGATACCGCAAAGATCGCGGTTGAGCAGTCGCCAACGCTATCGGCACAGTTGAAGGTGTACCGAAACGCAATCGTCCGAGAGTCAACGCACGCTACCTACAAGTCACTTTCCGCCGAGGCTGGATTGCAGCACGGGCTTTCGCCGCATGCCGTGGTTTTTGATGAGCTCCACGTAAGCAATCGTGAGATGTGGGAAGTGATGCTGTCTGGCCAGGGAGCTAGACGCAACCCGCTGACGGTGGCATTGACTACCGCAGGCTATGACCGAAAAAGCGTCTGCTGGGAAATCTGGAAATACGCAGAGGCTGTGGCAGCCGGGGCCGTCAAAGACGATACGTTTCTGCCGATGATATGGGCGGCAGAGCCTGCTGCGGACTGGAAGCTAGAAAGCACTTGGGCATCTGCTAATCCCAACCTGGGCGTTTCGGTGCGTCTTGATTTCCTCCGCAGCGAATGTGCTCGAGCGGTTGAGATGCCGACGTATGAGAACACTTTCCGGCAGCTGTATCTAAACCAGTGGACAGAGCAGAGCACGAGGTGGCTGCGGATGGATCACTGGGCGCAGGGCGACAAGCCTTGCCCTGTGGATCTCGCTGGCCGTGAGTGCTGGGCCGGCCTGGACTTGGCCACGACGTTTGACACCACGGCCCTGGTGCTGCTGTTCCCGTTGGACGATGGCACGTTTTGGATAGAGCCGCACTTCTGGATACCGAGCGACAACGCCCACCAGCGAGAGCGTCGGGATAAGGTGCCTTATCTGACGTGGCAGCGGCAGGGCCACCTGACGATGACTGATGGCAACGTCACAGACTTTGACCAAGTGCGGGCAGACATCAACGCGATAGCCAGCAAGTACCGCGTGAAGGCGATTGGCCTTGACCCGTGGAACTCGGCGCAACTCGGCCAGCAACTGCAAGGCGACGGCCTTCCCATGCGAGACTTTCGGCAGGGCTACGGTTCACTCTCAGCGCCCAGCAAACAGCTGGAGAACTGGGTTGTGGCTGGCAAGCTCTCGCACGGTGGGCACCCAGTGCTCTCGTGGCAGGCTTCTAACGTGGCGATTCAGCAGGACTCGGCAGCAGGAAATATTAAACCGAGCAAGGCCAAGAGTACGGAACGCATCGACGGCATCGTTTCGCTCGTCATGGCCATTGGCCTCTGGCAAGCAGAAACGGCACCTAAGCCGGAACAGTCCTGGGACATCATGACGCTATGAGCGAAACCGCCAGCCAAGACTTCCGCATGATCGACCTGCGTGGCATCGACTGGACTGAGAGCGGCAATCGTACGCCGTCTGGCGTGCGAGTCACGCCGGAATCAGCCCTGCAGTGCTCGGCATTCCTGGCATGCGTTCGCGTGATCTCAGAGAGCGTTGCCAGCCTCCCGCTGCTGCTCTATCGACGGCTGGTCACCGGCGGAAAAGAGAAAGCCAGCGAGCAGCCGCTGTATCGGATGCTGCATCAGGCTCCAAATCCGTGGCAGACGGCCATGGAATTTCGAGAGCAGATGACAGCCCTGTACCTAATGTATGGGCAGTCTTTTGCTGAGATTCGCCCTGGTGCTACTGGTGCTGTCTCGGAGTTGTGGCCGCTGCATCCAAGCAGGATGGAAGTGGAGCGGCTTGAGAATGGGCAGCTGCGGTATCGCTACCGTGAGCCAAACGGACGCCAGACAACCTACACGCAGGATCAGATTTTCCACTTGCGGTGGCTCACGACTGACGGCGTTGTTGGCCTGCAGCCTTCGTCGCTGAGCAGGAACGCCATCGGCCTGGCCCAGGCCCTCGAGGCCCATGGCTCAACGTACTTCGGGAACGGCGCCCGGCCCGGCATCGTGCTGGAGTCTGACAACCCGATCCCAGCCGAAGCGGCCGAGCGTCTGCGCGAGCAGTGGGAGCGGATGCACCGTGGTGCTGATCGTGCGTTCCGCACAGCTGTGCTTCCAAACGGCGTGAAGGCTCACGAGCTCAGCGGCTCAAACGAAGCTGCCCAGTTTCTTGAGACTCGCCGGTTTCAGATTGAAGAAGTCGCGCGGTGCATGAGGGTTCCATTGCACCTGCTGCAGTCGCTGGAACGCAGTACGTTTAACAACATCGAAGTCCAGGGAGTGGAGTTTGTGCAGCATTGCCTGCTGCCTCACTGCCGGCGTTGGGAATCGGCCATCAGTCGTGACCTCATCGTGGACGATGAGACGTTCTTTTCAGAGCACGTCCTGACGGGCCTGCTTCGTGGTGATCACGCGAGCCGGGCTGCCTATTTCGTCTCAGCCCTGCAGAATGGCTGGATGACAGTGAATGAGATTCGAGAGCTAGAAAACCTAAATCCGATTGGCCCACAAGGCGACCAGCACTTCATCCAGTTGAACATGACCACGCTAGAGAAGGCAGGCGAGCCACAGCCGCAAGATCCGCAGCCGATGCCGCAGGACGCGCAGCCAGCACGGTCTTTGCGTGCCATGACGATCAGCAT